CGGTTCCGGTTTTTATGTGCCTTTGCTCGAGGAAGTCTTCAAGCGCGTGTTCCCATATGGGACCATTGTGCTTGGCGTAGCTGAAGCAGTTTCCAAGAAGAGTTTTTTCCCTCTTCTTGGACATGCAGCCCTGTCTCAGTTTGATTTCCTCTCCGCCACCATGTTGCATTATGCATGGAATCTAAGCGTTCCTAAAGCCAAACTTATGATGGGTAGGTTGTGGGACGACGCTGAAGATTCCAGCATTCCTTCGGACGTCGGTGTGTATGAAATTCCAGCCGCTGTAGAGCGCTTTGCGTTCTCCAAGCATGTCAGCACTAAACCGATGAAGGAAGGGTTCACTTTCGTGGAATGGGAACCTGAGAAAGAGAAGTCGAACGGATTTTATTATCCAGTTCTCGCTCATTCCATTCCTTTCACGGCCCCCTCATCGACTTGTGATATCATGAAGACGGTAGTTGATTCACGATACATGAGGGCTGCGGTTCCTCTGGAGGAGACCGACCAACGTCTTTGGACTAATTCATTCTCCCTGTTTACGCGTTTCCTTGAGGGGTTTCGTGTGGACTTGTGTGATGTAGAGAGTCTTGAGTTAGAGTGGTTGGATCACATCAAGAATGATGTTCCTCAGAATTTGAAACGCTACGTCCAGGCCATGAAGCGCTGTAAAGAAGGACATCTTAAACCAGTCAGATTGAAGATGATGGTTAAGACAGACGAATTTCTTATGCGTTACGAAAAGGATTTGCAGCAATGGGAGGTTAAGCCTCGAGCAATTTCAATTGTGCCGTATGAGTTGAATTGTGTTACAGGACCTGTGGATTATCGATTGTATGCCGAATTGGAAAAACATTTGAGAGATCGTGTTGTCTCCATTGGAGACTTCGAAGTCAAGTTAGTTTTCTGTGTCGGTATGCAACCTCATGAATTAGCCGAGTTGTATGAAGAAGCGGTTGGTGCCAGCAATCGCATAACCGTGCTGATCCTTGGGGATGACAACAGTTGGATCATCAATTTTGGCGGTGAAGTCAAATTCATGAATCTTGATTATAGTCAATTCGATGGATCCATAGGTTTTGGCGTTTTTGACACTCTAATGCAGTTTTACAACTGGATCGGCGTTCCCTCATTATATAGAGTAGCTAAAAGAGCAATTTATCATGCTGATATTATGATAGGCGGTGGGCCATATAGTGTCGGCAAGATTAAACGAGAAGTGATCTGTAAGACTTGTGGTACCAAGCAAGTCGAGTCTGATGGATGGTGTGACACTTGTCAAAGTGTTTCCGATTTTGGCAAACATCCATGCCAGGCGAGCGGTCAAACGGCCACTTGCTCGGAAAATTGTTTCTTTAATGCACAGGGAGCGCTCCACGTGTGCACTCAAGTGGCCCGCGGCGTCTCTTTTGAGAACGCGGTTGCTAGTTTGCGCACCATGGGTCTTAAGGTGACAGGAGGGTTTCACCCAGTATCTGAATTTTTAAAAGGTGTGTTCGTGCCATTTAGGCACACTTATGCCTGGGTGATTCTTCCCTCACGCTTGTTGAAGATACACGCGAAGAAAAATCCTGTGGTCCTTTATAGTAAAATGCTTTTGAAGAGAGGTGTTGCACCCACCGTGGGCAATACGTACTCTTTACATGCGGCATCTATTGCTAAATCCATGTTATC